GACGTCCTCTGCAGTGGTGCATAAGTCCACCGCCCGTGTAGCACGAATCGCCTCTTCAAGAACTCTAGATCTTCTAGTCTATGAGCCATCGATTCACCTGTCTTTCCTCCCGGGGTTATCACATGACCTATTTCCCGCAAAACACGGGCACATCCCTCATAATTGTAAACATTACAATACTTATCTGACACCGACTCTATCTTATCGTCGCCAAAGGACACAGTTCGAACATTAGTCCGAAACGCGTACCAATCACGAAGATTCGTTAGCTTCTCCCAGCAATAATACGAATAAAAATCATTTACGATTGAATTAACTACCGTAGTAAGATATTCTCCGCTCTTATTACCTCGAGTCGTCTGATAAATAGTGTTATAGTCTACTATCAGAGTCTCTATGCTCATTTCCGCTAAAACTTCTCTTGCTTCATCCCACTCATCAGGTGCTACTTTTTGTATCACTGCTCTTATTACCTGGAAGGCCGCTCGCATTACTTCTGCGTGTAACCGCTTGTCATACTGTGAAAAATCACAATCAAACATATTCGGATGTTCACTTAGATGGTCTGCAATCGCCTCCCATGCAGTACTATGGGGGTTTATACCCACAGCATGCTGTGCATCTAGCCCTAAAGCTAGAAACCCTTCTTTGAAGTTGCCAAATAAAGTGGCATCGGCTACTATTTTCTCGATTGGAACACAATGGAACACTCGAACTTTACCGTTTTTCACGTGTATCTTCTTAATCAATTGATCTTTAAGCTTAGCGCCTACTAACACAATTGATCTCTTCCCCTGCTTAGCTCGCTGGAGTATCGTCTTTACTCTATTTTTCACTGGTGAGCTGCTCTTAAAGAACAACCTTCCGTTACTCAATTTTTCTATATGATCCTCTTTGCGAACCATGCCTGGTGAATCAACCCACGGTAAACCGCTCGATGCTTTAGTATTTAAACTCGTCACCAAGCGGTTGTTCTCGTGTCCATTCAACCCGACGCTTATCATCTCTTCTAGCGTTCCTTCTGTCTTGTTTATCGATATGTTACTTGCCATCTCGACTATCTTAGCCTCGATTGCGAAGTCCAATATCGCCTGATCCATCCTCGGCAACTCCTCGGCCAAGAATTTCTCCTGATTCATCACCAAACTAGACGTCCCATCCGCATTCTTTGGTAGTTCTACCTCTATACGCGGGTCGGACGCCAAGAGTGGCGGTGGTACCAACACCTCTTCAAACTCATTGAACCACGCCGAGCGTCGCCACTTTGACTTGGTTCCTGACATAGGCAGGTTCTGTCCATTGTACCTCCCTACATACTTTACAGCATTACCTGGTGGCATATGCAGCGGTCGTCCGGCGCTTATCAATCCTTCAAAATCATCTGTCTCACTCTCGCTTGTCAGCGGGAGATCGTCAATCGCCAATATCGAAGCAAAGGTTCGCGAACCGCTCGACGCCGCATGCAACCCTATAATGTGCCAGTCCTGCTCACGGTCTCGTACAAACACCGGTCCTCCACAATCTCCTTTCTGTGAGATCCTGGTGTCAGACGTAAAACTTATTCCTGTAATAGTCATAAGTTCTTTGTGTACCTGTCCTTCATCTTCATACGTGTGCAACCTTCGTCCTGTAAGTGTCATTACCCCAGGTAACAGCACCTGCAATGTTGGTAGCCTAACATATACGTGGGAGTTGTGTTTCTTCTCTATCTTCTCTTTAACCAACAACTTCCTCGATAAGTCAGGTGCAGTAGGATACCCACGGGGATCCAGATCCGTAATGTATCTAGTTCCTTTAAGTATCTTGACTGCTTCGGGATTTGATAGCATCTTTACAAACGCCAAATCCCGCTCTTCATTCCTAAACTTCACC